GTGATCGCCCGGGCGAATTTAATGATCACCCAGGTGCGCCGTCGTCGTTCCCACGAAGTCCACGAGCGGCGCGGCAGGAGCACTGATCCGGCGTACAAGTATCGGAAGCTGCTGACCTGCAATCTGGAGAACCTCTCGATCAAGCAGGTGGAACGGCTGAAGCTGCTCCTTAACCCAGATGTTTCATCACGCCTTACACGGCCACCGAAATCCATTACCGAGTGATTCCCGGTGGCCGTTTCCGGTTGCGCGCACGACCAAGAGCGCCTGAACCACCAGCGCTGGGTGCCAGGCTCCACCAACCTGGACTGAAATGACCTTTCGAAACCAAAGAAATAACAGGACAACCGCCAGTTCAGGCAGCGAGCTCGCCGTGCCGCCACCGCTGGAACAGCAACCTAATATTCTGCTGAAGCTGGAATAGCAGCTGAGCTTCCGGCGCATTTTTGGGGATCAGCAGCCGGCGTTGCCGGCCGCCAGAGACAATTTTGCCGGCCATTGAAAACAGCCGGTACCGCCACCGCTTCAAATCCCAGCAGCCTGCCTCATGGCCACCAGGCAACACCGCCAGCTGCAGCCAGGACACCAGATTCACTGCGAACATTGCCAGATCAGCCCATGCCTGGTTCGCGGTAAAAGACCAATAAGGCAGTTTGCCCAACCCCGTGCTCTTCAGCGTTTTGATCCTGTTCTCGCACCGGCCACGCGCCCGGTGCCGGGCATCGAGGAACGCCACGTTGAACCGCGGGCTATTGGTCAAGAACGCGGTCACCCGGTTCCCGTCCGTATCGAACAAAGTCGCTTTCGCCCCGGGATGCAACGGCTCAGCCCGCAAATAAATCCTTGTTCCTGGTGGGTAGTCATTCAGCTCGATCACCTTGCTCGCGTCGATCACCCACGCATCATCACGCTGCTCCCCGCCAGCGGTCAGGGCCGGTTCCCAGTACTTCTTCTCATCGATCCACCGGATGAACCGCTCCTTGAGCACCGGCAACGAATACGAAGTGGAGAACTGAATCCCCAGCGACTGCAGGTGGTGCAAGAACTCACGGGACGAGCCGGCACTATCGGTGCGGACCAGAATCTTCTCTCCATGCAGGTTTCCGTGCTCGTCATAGAAATCATCAGGCAGCTGCGCCAACGCCTGGTTGAGGACTTCAATATGGGATTTCGCGGAATTTGCGCCCCGGTTTCCCGGACGCAACTGCACGGCCAACACTTCGCCGGTTCCATTCGTCTTGCCGTAGTCGGCCATGGCGATCATGGGTGAGAATCCGTACCCGCCTTTATACGTGCCGGCACTGTTCTCTTTGTCGGAGTGCACGTGTACTAGCGAGGCATCGATGTCGATGATCAGCGGGTTGGCTGACGTGGCCAGCCGGGCAGGATTCCGTGACCCGGCTGCAGCCCAAGCTTTGGAGCGCAGGCTGCGGGTCATGGTGGCGAAGCCATACTCGAAAGCTTCTGGCTGGTCCTTGATGCGGCCCATGAACCTGCTGACTGTGGCATCGGACGCTATCGGGCCGAAGAGCCCTGGAGCGACACGTAGCTGGTCGATATCAGCGGCCTGCTCGCCACCGGCGGCCAACGACAAGGCCAATGTTCCCAGGATCTTTCCTGGCCGGTGTGTTGCGGTGGCTGGCACGAACTGGCTGAACCGGTCTTCGCAAAGCTGGCGGAAGTCCAGGGCGTTCAGGAAGCTGGTGAGCACCGACAACCCAGCATGGGAGACGAGGGCTTGGCTGGTGCGTTGGGTCGGGAGGGCAGGGAAAACGTGGGTAGAATGGTTCACTGAAAAGGTGATCCTTTGATCTGGTGATTTAGAGCTTCAACAACTCCTATTTTTCCAGTTCAGGTCACCTTTTCTTCTTTTAAGTCAGTTAATGACTGCCGTTGCCATGGAATACCCGGGCTAACTCAGCAATACGAGCAAGCGCGTCCCGGTGGGCTTCACGCAGCTCGCGCACAATGTCGCCCAGCTCATTCAGCTTCACACTGAACCCAGGCTCACCGGACTTGAAGACCGGAACCTCTACAGTCGTCTCAGCCATCCCAAGCCTCCTTACGGGGTAACGTCAGGAACGTGCGGGGGAACCCAGGTCAGCGCATGCTTGTTGGAGCCATACACCAGTGGGGTCACACTCAGCGGCAGCTGAGCCAACGACTCAGTGTCAGTGATCGCAACGTCATCAGAGCGGAAGATCGACGCCTTCTCGGCATACACGGCACCAATGGTGTCGCCATCCTCAAACACGAACAGCCAAGCAACCTCAGTCGGCTTCGGGTTCTGAGGAACCTGCACAGCACCAGAGGCGGTAACCACCGAGTTAGCGCCGTAGTACAGCTTCAGCGAATCCTTGTCGAACTGCATCAGGCGCATGGCATAAGCCTCAGTACGAGGCGCAATGCTCACGCGCAGGTTCTTGTTCTGAAGGGTGCCCAGAACGGTCTGGTCGCCACCCTCAGAGGTGGCAGACAGAATGTCCTCAAGAGAGGTGTGACCCATCTCAGTCCACTCGACGCCCGGATTCAGAAGGTCTTCTGGAAGAGCGGTACCAACTTCGGCAGTCAGAAACCGCCCGGTACCAACCTTGAGAGTGGCATCATCTTTACGAGCCAAAATAGAACTCCTTAAAAGGAAGAAGCCCCCACAAGCGTTGTGAGAGCTCCAAAAAACAAAAACTAGATAAACGGGTTCTCCGGTAAAACACGGCGAGGAGGGCGCAACAGGAGGCGGTACACGGCCTCAAAACGCTGGGCGCCAGCAGGCAGATTCGCGTACTGGACAACACCAGTCGACGTCTGCCAATCAGACACCTGCGTGGCAATAGTCGAATTGCTAATACGGTTGATGACACCCGCGCCGGGCACCTCAACCTGATTCAGCCACGCCTCATAGATCAACTTCCGGCACGCCTCCTGAAGCTTGTCAGCCTCGTCATCAGCGTCCGGGCCCTCCGTGATCGTGTTGAGCTCCAGCAAAGCCACGCGCGTGTGCACGCCATCATGGCCAGCAAAGCCCGTCTGACCATTCCTGCGGGAAAACAACGGCACCACACAAGGGGTCATCATGTTGTCCTCGAACGCCGGATAAATATGCACGCCTTTAGCCTTCAGCGGCTCAAGAACTGCAAGGATCAAATCAACCGGGGAACCAAACGTGGGAACAAAAACCTCCACGCAACCCCCTAATGGCTATGTGGGATGCCAGCAGCGTCATGGAGAATCCATTTGCCCGGCACCCAAGTACGCCCAGAAGAGCCCGGCTTGCCAGCCCAGTGGCCGAACTCAAGAGACGCGGCAGAGCTCCACCAGTTCCCCTCACCCGTATCGGACAGGTAAATGTAACGGTCAAGCTTTGTAGGCGGCGAACCCTTCGTCCCCACCTGAAACGAACCAGTACGACGATGCGCACGAGTCTCCAGGTTCGACCGGGCCTTCGCCGCAATGATCATCTGGTGGTGGTCAAGGGCCGCGTGAACACTCCGGTGGTGCGACACAATATCCTCCACCGAGCCACTACCACGCTTGACGTCAGCGCGCCCCAGCTGGCCATGCCCGTACCACTCCAGCCACTTAGCCACGCGGCACACCAAGCTTTGACCGGGCACGCAACGTAAATTCAGCATGCCGGGTAGCCCGTGTAGCGCCTTGCGTGAAATGGGGAGGCGCGGTCAGGTCAAACTCTTGGCCATCACGCTCACGCGCCACCTTCGACCAAGGGCCAATCGGGGCGTCGCGCATGATCACCTTGATAATCTCTACGTCGATCTGCCCCTGCACGTCAGCCGTCTGCGACCGGTCAGCCACCACAGTGGCGCGACGGCGAACGGGCGTCTTCACCGGCTGACGCACGTGCGTGCCCCGCCGATTCACAACAGTCACCTCCGGGTACACGAGCAACCACTCGGCACCCTTATCAAGTAGCCGCGACTTCACCATCAGCTACTCCCAAGGAAACGGTTTAGCGCCCGGCGCATACGAATCGACTGGAACATACACGGTCGAACCCTTAGCGCGCGTAGACGTCGGCACGTACCGGTCATCACGCCCAACCGGGAGGGTGGTAAAGCCCCGCTTCTTCCCAGCCGCACGCTCCACTCGCCGAATCTCTTCAGGGGTGAAGTCAACCGTCATAGAGCCCACATCATTGCGGGACAAGGTGACAGCGTCGGCGCGCTCCGACTCCAAATGCCCAGGGTTCTGGAACGCGCGCTGGCAAGCGCCAAGCACAACGTTTTTCACAATGGGCGGCACCGACTCCGCAGTCCAAGACTCCGACCCGTAGAAACGGGCCTCATCGGACGCCGAAAGAATGAGCTCCTCAGCGGCTCTAATATCCTCCGGCGTCTCGATAGGCTCTTGAATGCGAGAGGCGAGGCGCGCCACTGTAACCAAAAGGTCATCAACCATGACGCGCCCCAGCCTTACGGAGTCTCTTCAGGGGTGGAGTCAGCAACCTCAACACGGCTGTAGTCGTGCGACACACCTTCAGGCAGGGAGCCAGCGAACGGCTTGCCGGTGTAGACCAGACCCAGCTCGGAAGTGGCAGAAGCGCCCTTGCGGTCACCGCCCTTATCGGTGCGACCATCACCCGGCACGAAGCCAATGTTGGTGGTCGACAGCGAGCCGTCAGCCTCAACAGCAGCGTTGCCGATCTTGATCTTCAGGCCGCGCAGGAAGTACTGCTCCTTGCCGATCAGGGTCTGAGTCTTATCCTCATTGATCTGCTTCAGCATGTCCTTGGCGTGACCCCACGCGCGCCAGGTCTTCCAGCTCGAACGGTCAACCTGGTACGACGAGTCGTAGTCGTAAATCCAGGTCATAGCAATGCCATTCTTATTGCCGATGCCACCCTGGAAGGCGCCGTCCGGCACAGCCGGGGCATAGTTCCAGAACTGGTAGGCCGACTTCACGTAGACGATTGCTTCATCGTCAGGCATGTACGGGTCTTCAACAATGTTGAAGCCAGCAATCTGACCAATGTCGTACTGGGAGAACGCGCTAGCCGAAGGGTCACCCTGCACGCGAATCAGACGCTGATTCATGCGAATCAGTGCAGCAATGGTCGAACCGGCGCGAACGAAACGCTCACCCTCCGGCGCGCGCAGCTTAGTCAGAATCTGACGAGCAGCAACGAGCTGGTTGTAGATGTAGTCCTGACCGATCTCGATAGCGGACTTCAGGTTCGCAGTCGACGGATCAATGGCCAGGCACGCCTCGAACGGGGCATCCAGAATGTGCTCCAGGGCCTTGCGCTGAGTATCCTCAGCAATGGCATCAGTCTGCGCATCGACAAGATCACCGAAGCCGCCAGTCAGGTCAAACGCCTTCTGCTCTTCAGTCAGCGCAACAGCGCTGTATGCGTCCTCAGCCGACACGGTGAGGTCGACCTTGGTTTCCTTGTAGACGTCAGTCTTGATCGGCTGGGAGCGGTCATTGCGGAAACCGTAATGGCGAACCGGCAGAGTGCCCTTCACCTTGACGGAAATGGTGTCGCCCTCAGAACCGAAGAACTTCTCCGGGGCAAAGCGAGTCATGGTGGAAAGGACGTCAACCTTCTCACCGAGAATCTCAAGGCCGGTATCGACAATCAGCTTGTCTTTTACCGGGCTATGTGGAACGTAAGCCAAAAGGCTCTCCTTCGTTAAAAACAAAAGCACCCCGCAGGGTGCTCATGAGATAGAAAATGTTTACTGGCGGCGAGCGCGGATGCTCTTAGCCATCGACGTCACGTCTTCCCTCGGCCCAGCCGGGGTGCGCCCACCAGTCGGAGTCAGTGGTGCAGGCTTCTTCGGCCCGAAAAGCTCCTGCCACTCCTGCGCTTCAGCGCGCAGAGATTCAAGGTCTTGGCCCTGCAACGCATCCTCAACCTTCTTCGGAAGGCCGAAGTCCCGGGCGACGTCCTTACGAGTGATTGCCAAGTCCTTGTCGGCTAGCTTCTTCTCGTAGTCGTCAGTCAGCGACTTCACCTCTTCGGGGGTCTTAGCGTCGGCCAATTTCCCCTTCAGTTCATCCACCAGAGTGTCGCGCTCATGCACGGCCTGGCGGCGGGATGCGTTCTCGTTGCGAAGCTTGGTCACTTCTTTTCGAACCGGGTGATCATCAGGAATCCCCTCGAACAGGTCAGGCCCACCGTCCCCCTCATTCTTGGGTTCGGGATTGGCCCCCGCCTCAGCAGGGTTCTGATTACCTTCTTCGTTAGTAGTGGGCTCCTGGCCCTCCACCTTATTTACGTCAGCCATAGTGTCCTCCTGGGATCACACGTCTAAAGCCTGCTGGCCTTCCATCACCTTGTACTCCTGCTGTAACCAGCGGCGCCACACGTTCAAAGTTGAAGCACTGTAGCGCCCGTCTAGCGTTTTGGAGTCGATGACTTCTTGCCACTTCTTCTGCAACCACGCGTTCATCTCGGGCAGGTCATTCTCTAGAATGGATTCCCACCGGGGCACGGCAATACAAGCGCAGTTAGGGTGGTAAGCGCTCACGCTGTACCCCATCAACCCGCCCGCCAAGGACTTGTCCTTGTATGCCTTCGACGCAGACTGTTTCGACTTATAGACAAATCCGCGCGAAGCCAGCATTGCGCAGAACGCGCATGGCCTCGGCCCAGTCTGACGCGCCCAAACCTGAACACGCTTATCGGCGTTGCTCACCTTCCGCACGGTGTCACCACCGCCGTTCAACCCATGCTTGTGCACTTTGCCCGCAAGCTCGTTGCCGGCATCCTCATGCTTTTTCCGTAGCGCTTTCTCACGCTCCGGTGCAGGGTCTTCTTCCTTTGAAGCCAAGGCATCTTTCAGTGACCCCTCAAGGTCGGCCAGCTTCTTTTTGAAGTAACGGCTCAACTCCCGGTCAAGCACGTCATAGTCAGTGTCGGTGGGCCATTCAAAGGGCTCCACCTTCACAGCCTTGTCCACACCTTCAAGGTCAAGGAAAGACTGTATGTATCTATCCAGCTCCACCTTTGATAGCGGGTTGCCACGCTTGGATTCCCGATCATCATCCGGTCTTGCTTTTATGGCCTCTGCGTGCAGGAACTTGCTGAACTCATCAACATCGTCCGACACCTCGCGGCCCAAAGAATTGATTTCCAGCAGCTCATCCAAGAACCGCTGACGCAACCGGGACAGCTTCACCTCGGCGGCAGGATCATCACCCTCCGGCGAGCCCAGCGTGTAACCGGTATCGAGCGCCCTAGCCAATTGATAATACGCTTGGGCTAGACGCCTTGAGCGGCGCCGTAGTGCCGCCACAACCTTCACGGCGTAGCCAGTCCACTGGGCCCCGGTCTGTACTGGATTGAGAACCCCGACAGAGCCCGACCACTCCAGTAGGGCAAGATACGCGCCGATGATTCCTAGCCGGGACTGCGCGGCACGCAGGGCCTCTTCAGTGGCTTCAAGCTCCGTCCGCGCCATCAACGCCTCTCAGCTCCAGCGGGCCAGCGGCCTCCCGATTCACTGCCGCGTCAAACGTCGGCTCATCAACCTGGGCGTCAAGGCCCTGCTCAGCCGCAAGGTCTTCCAGCATTTCAACGTCACCAGTAGTGAACCCGGGCAGCTTGCCCCAAAGGCCACGGCCCGGAACGCCCAGCATCTGAGCGGCCTTGCCAAGCGCATCAACCACAGCGGCCAGGGTATTGTCCGACATGTCCCGCCAGCGCACCTCAGCCTCATAGGCGTCAACATCATCCACAAGGCCAGTGTCCTTGGCGACAAGAGCGAACAAGTCCTGCATGGACTCACCCCACGACGTCTTCAACACGTGACCGAAACGCAGGGTCTGCGACATTGCCGCCTGCAACGTCTCCGGCGAAAGGTTCGCCATCGTCCCCAACAGCGAGTGCGGGGGCAACTGACCAACCACGGCGAAATGACGGACTGCCAACTCGAACGCCTCAATGAACCCTTCAAGCGGCGTTTCATCGAGCGTGCCAACCTTGGCGGCAGGATCATCAACAGTGATCCATGTCGACTGCGAAATTTGGATCGGCTTGTAAACCTGATTGCCGTCCGCGTCCACCTTCGGATCACCGTTATCATCGAACACCGGATCACCCAGCATGCCCGACGCCCAGCGCAACTTCCACGACGAGAAGCTCTGTGTCATCAGCAGGTCAAAGCTGGTCTGATTCACACGGTCTTGAACGGGGATCATCGTCTCAATGACGCCACGAGTATTGCCCGCGTCGTCGGGCTGACACACGAATCGAACCACTGGGCACACACCCAGACCGTGAGCGAACGCGTCCGGGTTGGTGAGCTCACCCTCAACAGTCAAGTCGTAGTGGATCACTTGGGTGTCGTCATAGTAGACGGCCCGCCCCGGAGTATCCTCATCACGAGCGTGCGACTTGATCGTGTACGCGTACACCGGGAACCGGTCATTGACCGGGTCTTCGTAGAACGCAACCGTGTCACGCGTAGACAGCAGATTGAATCGCTTCTTGTCAATTCGCGCGTCATCCTCATACGCCACATACGAGACGCCGTAAATCAGCGCGGTGCGGAAGATGGTGGTCTGCTTGGACTGCATGCGCGAACGCTTCCAGCAGTCCCACTCAGCAGGGAACAAGTTCTTGCCACGCCGCAGGCCGTCAATGAAGCTAATCTGCGACGGGATGCCCACCAGCAGCGGAATCAGATTCAGGGTCGCACGATTGCGAATCTCCCGAACCTCAGCGCGCGCCGACGATGGCACATGCGGTAAAGCGTGCTCCCCGTCCAGATAATTCTTGAACAGGTCATAGGCCGCGCGATCATGTCGGATCGCCCGGTCCATCTCTTCAATGCGCTTATCAATGGTCTGCACCATGTTGGGCGCAATAACCTCAGTACCTTTAAACAAAACAGAATCCTTAGCCTTGCATCATGCGACGCTTGTACTGGCGTGCGGGACGTTTACCCTTCTCCAGGTAGCGTTGCAGCGCCATGTAGGCCACGAACCCCGCAACCATGACGTCAATCTTTCGAGGCGACTCAGGGTTGTCCTTACGGGCAATCAAGCCCTTACCGTTATGGCCGCGCTTCGCATTCAGCGCGTGAACCCTCAGAATCTTGTCGCCGTTGTGCTTCACCGAGCCATCCTTGATGGCCGCATAGAACGATTCCCAGCCGCGCGCAATCACCTCACGCGAGCCACGCATATCCCAGCCGATAGACGACTTCTCAGACGAGCGGACAGCCAACACCTCGCGGTACGTCTCCGACCACTCCATGATGTAGGACTCCCAAAGGGCAACGTCCGCGAAGAACGCACGCACCTGATAATCGGCAAACGCCCGACGTACAGCCTCATCAACAAGAACGCGGTCGACCTCCCAGTTCTCACCGAGAGGGCCATCAGGCTTCTGCTCCACCAGTAGCGGAACCATGAGCCGATCCTTGATACGAATCGCAACCAGCGCGGTAGCGTCATCCGTCTTGCCGCCGTCAAAGCCCAGAACAACCTCATCGTTCTTGCGCAGGTCTTCAACCGTTCCCAGTGTCGCTTCAGCGCGCGCATCATCCCACTCGGCCATACTGAAGAACGCATCCTCAGAAGTGACCAGCTGGTTGTAGTACATGCGGCGGGTACGCGACGGAGGCCGGGAACCATCCAACACTCTCTTAACGAGGTTCTTGATGTTCTTCCGCTGCCACCAAGCGTCACCAATGATGCGCTCCATGATGAACGGAACCCAGTCGGGGTGAAGCGGGGCATCAGGGTGAGCCTCACGCGACATGTAAAGCCAGCCCGAATCAACCGCCAGGCCAGCCCACACCTTCTCCTGCTCATTGCGCACACGCTCAGCAACAGAATCCTCACCGGGCAGCGGGGCGTTGGTGATGCAAATGTAACGGCCACCAGTCTTCGCCACGTTGTCAGTGACCGTGTCATAAAGGAACACGCCACCACGACTCGGCGTCCAGTGCTGAGTCTCATTCAGAACCGCGAACGTCGCCTGATTACCTTCCAGCGACGGAGCAGACGAACCAACCATCTGCATCGAACGTCGCCCATCATCGGCGTAGACAATCTCCTTCTGGACGTCCAGCCCGAACGCGGAACGCACACGCTTCGTCAACAGCTTCGGAATCATGCGCATCGTGTTGCGCGTCTGATCCTTCGACACAGCCACAAGCTGAACCAGTGCGTCGGGATCATCCGTCGCAACCGGCTCCTTATTGCCGTCATCGTCGTAGACCCAGTGACTAAAGCGGCAAGGGCCAATCAGCTCAACCACGCACAAGACAGCAGCAAAAGGGTCTTTGCCCGCCCCTTTGAATGCCTGATAGACGGCCTGCCGGTAGGCGAAGTCTCCATCATCGTCCAGAGCATAGAACCAGAGGATCACCCGGGCCTGCTCATCAGTGAGCTCCAGCGGCCCAGTGCCACGAATGGCGCCCAACCATGTGGTGCACCAGCCAAGAATCTCCCAACCCAGCGTGTACTCCGGGAGAATGTAGTTCCCCCAAGAATCCTTCTGCCAGATAGGGCCTATGTCATTCGGCGGGAAGAGCTTGTCGGCCATCTCCTGCGACGGCACAACGCCATCTAAATCAACCGCCAACCGCCACTACCCCGCAGCCGCTTTGCCGCCCAGCCGATCCTTCCACTGATTCATCGACACAACCTTCGGGTCTTCAGTAGTGGAAGTCTGCTCAGGGTCAAGCTCGATGTGAATGCGGCGCCGCTCCCCCTCGGTGATACCGAGTCCAGCCAGCGAGCTAATCAGCCCACTAAACATGACCGCGCTCTTACGCGGGGAATCACGGTAGTCAGAGAACTCGTCACAAATCAGCCACGCATACTCCGCGTCAGACTGCTGGTAGTACGCCGCCATCCCAGACTGGGACAAAGACTCGTACAATCTAGTGACGGCCTCATCCCAATCAGGGCTCGGCTCGCGCCACTCGTACTCCAGCGCCACGCCCTTCTTGAGAGCAATCCCATCCTCGCCCGTCGAATTACGACGAGTGCGAGCTTCAGACCTCTTAGGCATCGGCCCTCTAGCTCCCATGCAATCACCCTCCTTCAGGGCTCAAAAATCAAAAGCCCCGATTAGCCCGGGGCACAGCAACAGCAGCGTCAACCACGCCCGGATGCTTCTCAGCCTCACGGACGGTCAACGCCTTCAACTTCTGGTAATTCCTTTGAAAGCCGCGACCACCTTCAGCCGACGACTTGCGGCCATGATGCCACTGACACAGCAACTGAAGATTCGAAAGCTCATCAGAGCCGCCCTCAGCATGCGGTCGAATGTGATCCACATCAGTGCCCTTGTCCCAGCAGCGCCGCCCAGACTTGTGCCGGGCCTCGCATCGGCCACTAGCACGATGAATAACAATCGACCTCAGCTCAGGCCAGTTGTCAGGCAGCTCCTCCCGGCGACTACTTGTCGACCAGGCCAAGAAGCAGCCTCAAGCGAAACAGCACCACGCCAAAGTAGGCGCGGTACACGTACCACGGATAAATCATCTGAGCCCCTATCAATGAATCGTCACCGCATAGCCGCGACGAGACAGGGCCAGCAGGGCGTTGGCAGTCCAGCCGCCAACAAAGTACGCGGGAGCCTCATTGCCCCCATGAAAATGTTCACCGAGCGGATCATCAGGATGACCGATCTTCAGCGACTCATAGGCGTGCATGGCCGCGTGCGTCATCTCATGCGAAACAACCTCAACAGTTGTCAGCTCCCTGCACAGAAGCACAACACCGATAGGCCCATTGAAGGACTCGGCAGGCATCCCACCGGGAACCCAGTAACCAAAGCCGCGGAACGCCGCACCAGCATCAGGAACGTCCCGACCGTCGTAGGTTTTGGCGGCAGCTTGCATCTCATCGACCGTCTCGTACACGTGAACCAGCACTTCGCGCCGCATACCATCAAAGCGGTATGCCACCCTGAAGCGATCAAGCACTGCGCATCTCCGCAAGCGCCCCAGCAATATCCGGCTCAACGAAGCCAGGGCCCTTCATGATCTTCCCCTCGGGCTTACCATCGAGCTCCATGCCACGCGAATAAATCGGCCGGCCATCAGCGCCAAGCTTCGACATGTTGCTCTTATGGATCACCCCACCAAGACGCTCCATGTCGAACCCGTGACGCAATCCTGCACCATTTACAACCACGTCCAAGTCACCGACCGCATCAGCAACGGCCACCAAGTCCGGGTTGTACTTCAGGCCGTCATCATCCACGTCCATGACTAGACGCACAGAGCCATCAAACAAGGCGTCACCAAGCTCCTGAAGCTCTTCGAGAATCAATTTGAAAGTCAATAGAGCTTCTTGTTGACTAGAAATAATTTGTGGTTCTGACCGGACAGGGTGACCGAAAGCACTATGAAATTCCGCAACACGTACAGCAGTAGACAAATCATTTCCTTTACACGCAACTGCTAGACATGACAGAATCAATGTCATGACTACATCATCAATTACAAAACCCGAGGACGTCGTAAGGGCTCGGGAAGAGATTGGGCTATCCCAGCAGCAGCTAGCACAGCGCCTTGGCGTTAGCGTCCGAACCATCAGCCGCTGGGAAACCGGCACCGGCTCCATCCCAGACGACGCGCTCTCCCGCATCCAGAGAGCCGGAGACAAAGGCCGAAACGTTCCCGACCCGCAGGCAGTGCGATCCATACCCCACGTCGACATAGGCGTAGAAGTGCTCGAACGGCTCCGCACCCTTCAGCATCTGGAGCAGGTGAACCAGAAGCTCCAAGAGGAGAACGACCGTTACCGGGCCCTGCACGGGTCACTGCCACTATGAGCTTGATCCAGGTTGAGGGGCTACCCTACCGGCGACCCATATGGACGACTACGCGGCCACCCTGCCGCAACGTAGCCCCTCAACCCGACAACTCCTTCACACAGCCTGGACGCTCAACTAGAAGCCTCAACCAACGGTGAAAGGAAAGGAAAGCCCGTTGGGATTCTTCTAGGAGCCATGACCAACCCCAGTCATGCCTAGACCATGTGAAGGGAAACTTTTCAACGAAAACCCTTCCACTAGTAAGAGGGTTAGGTTATTGGCTTTTGACCTAACTCCAAGCCAAAAGATTTCAAACAACCCTTCGACCTTGTGAAGATCACTACAAGGACACATAGACCACAGCAAAGAACATAGAAGCTCTTAAGGACTTAGAAGCCTTGAGAGCCTTTGGTGCATCTAGGCAAAATTTCTGGAGAAATTTTCCTGTAGAGCTTTAAGGTACGTTTAAGCCGTAGAAGCGTTAAGACCGTATAGGTTAGTTCTTCTGACGAAGAACTAGGTAAAGGACTTTAAAGTACGTTAAAGCGTTGAAGTCTTTTACGCCCCCTTACCCCCTCTACTAGTAAGAGGGTTAGGTCAAACCGTTTTTGACTTACAGAAGGTGTGAATGTTGCGAAGGTCACTGTCCCTGCTCCTGATTGCGGGCATCAGTTTAGGCGCGTCAGGGTGCGCTTCGAGCCCTGAGCCGTCAGAGTCTGAGCGGGCTTACATGATGGCCTCTGCCTCGTGGTTCACCCCCGTGACCTCAGATGAGCGGGAGGCGCTGAAGGTCGGCTGGAATGTGTGCGAGTCGATGGATCGCGGCGAGAGCCTCTCGGCGGTCAATGCCGCGCTCAAGTCCCAGTACGGCAGCGCTACTGGTTCGCAGCTCACGATCCATTACGCTCTTGAATACCTCTGCCCGGAGCGTCAGGGCGAAGCGGGAGTGTGGTATCAGAAGCCGTAGGGCTTGATCTGAGAGCCCCTCGCTCGGTCGGAGGGCATCTGGGCGCGTGGTATCGTGCTGGCTCGTGAGAGGGCATTCCAGGGGCTTCTAAAACCCGTACAGAATGTCAGGCGCTAGCCACGGGCGGTGGCGCCGTTTGTGAGGTTTTGACCCCTCCCCCACCCCTTTATGCGCCCTCCAGGGGCCTTGTGCGCCATTCTGAGGGCTTCGCAGTGCGTCCGCGTGTGTCTGGACGTCTGGTCTCGTTTGCGCCTCTCAGATCGGCGTACAGCGCTTCAGGCTGGACGGGCTAGGCGCGCAGGGCGTGCGCGGTGGGCGCGTGATGTTATGCCGGCCCTGTGGTGGTGTCAATAGTGGCGGCTTGTGAGTGTGTTCACATTTTCGTTTTGCCTATTTTGATTGACCACTGAGAGCGGATAGTGGTAGAACGCGTATGCGTGCCGGCAACTATGTACCAGGGTTTGTTGCATATGGCAGCGATTGATCGCGCATTCAGTGCTACGCGTCGATTGGGCGCACTCATATCCAGCACGTGCCCCAATGTGCGCCCATGTTCCCGCTAGAGCCGCATATGGCCGTCTAGCGCCTATACGCGTATACGCCCGGGGAATTGATGCTTCAGGCGGTGAGTGGACATGGCTGGGCGGTGGCGTTTTTGCCGCGTTTTCGGGTGTTCCAGTATCTACATTCGGATTAATTGAAAAAGTTTTTTCCGCATGTCTACGCGGAACTAGACGCGTCTAGTCTTGCAAAAGCGCACTTTTGGCTAGTCAAAGGGTTGCAACGTCTAGACATGTCGTGCCATGATTGATTCATCAGCTCGACGGGGTGACAGACCGAAAAGCTGAAGCGGTTCCACCGGATACGGGCGAAATGCCCGGGGATGGGGAAAACGCGCTAGATGTTTGGTAAGCACCCGCATGGGGAACATAAAAACTGGGTATCTGAGGATACGGCGCAATAATCTAATCCGTCTTTGAACGGTGAATTTATCCCGTCTTGAACGGTGGAATAAGCGCCACACTGCCCGAAGGCGTGAAAGTAGTCGCAGAAATAGCGGACATAGCCGGGGGGCGAGGTAAAAGACGATACAGCAGAATTTTAGATTTTTGGTTACTGACTAGGTGTTTTTGTAGAAACGCCTAGTCAGTTCCCTGAAGTCTAAAATGAAAGTGAGAATGAAAAATGGCTGAAATTGAGCTGATTGAGATTGAATCGTGTGCCGATTGTGTCTATGCAAGCGGCACCGGGGAGACTCCCGAAGGTGCGGAATTTGAGCCACTCTCCAAGCCCTACCTAGACGATACGGTGAGCTTTGAAAGTGACGATCCCGGCTTCAGGTGGTCGGAGTGCGACACCTGCAATTCGTCGCTAGGGGGTGACCGTTACAGTGGCACTATCGCGCGTCGCTTATAGGCACCCGGTCGGTGGGTCTAAATCGTTGTTACCGAATGTCTAGACATTGTCTATTAGTCGTTTGATCCGTCATGTCACGGCATGGCGGGTTATGCGTTGATAGGCGCAAAAGTGAAAGTGAGAGTCAAGTCATGGCGAAAAAGTATCTTGAGTTGTTGTGGAATGACGCGGCATGCCCGGAGTGTATCGAGTCCATTGATACGGGCGTGCTGGAAGTTGGTGCACTGACCGCTTTGTCAGGTGATGAGGTGTGTGTCATTACCCCCGAAACGGCTGAGGTGGATACGTGTGCCCTTTGCGATGCGCACCTTCGCCCCGGCGCTTACCAGCTTGTCAATGTTTACCGGATCGCTAGTTTCTAAGGAAAATGAGAGTGTTTGAAATGCTTTGCGCTATCGCTGAAATGGCGGGCGGTTATTACGAAATTGCAGCAGACGGAACGCTGAAGGCGTGGGATTTGTTGGGCATGCTTGCCGGTTGCAACACCCTTGGCGGGTCTGAGTTGCAGCAGTGCGCGGCAACCGCTCTGGGGGTGAACTAGTTGTTCACCGTCGAGCAGATTGAAACGATTGTTGATTTTGAGTTACACGCATTGCTGTGGAGCTCCCCTAAGCCTGACCCTGAAGGCGGTGACGCTAACGGGTATTTCCTCGATGACTATGAGTCGGAAAATGCTACGCCTGAGCTTAAGAATAGGCTTTTGGATGAAGTAGAGCACCTGGACGGGCAGGACAATGACCGGTACTCGCTGGAGACTCTAGCGGAACTGCCGGGCGCGATAAGTGCCTATAAAGCTCATATGGATAACGCGCACCCTGAAGATGTGTGGCTGGAGTGCTTTGGGCATGACATTGCCATGACTCGCAACGGGCACGGCGTCGGCTTTTGGGATCGTGGGCTACCCGGCGACGCTGGCGCGGTTCTGAGCAGGTGGGCGCGTTCGCTGGGCGAGTTGCACATCTTTGATGACTTCGTATCTGAGAAGGTTACAGAATGGCGCGGCATGTTCCACGCCGAATAACTACTAACAACTTATGCGCGGTTAGGCGCGCTCATGGCTAGACACGTGCTAGACGCGTGTGTGGCCATGTTTGAGCCTAAACGATAATGAAAGAGAGATTGAATCATGGGATCGAATCGTGACCAGTTGTTGGCAATGGTCAATGGTGTTGCCGAAACCGTTGCCCCGGCACTGGAGGCCATGCGCAATGGCCTAGAGGAAACTGCGGACGGCGAAAATGTCTATGACCTCCTAGATGTTTATGGTCACCGCCAGCGCGTTGTGCATGAGTTTGTTCTGGCTGGTGGTGGGCCGAGCATGGACCTGGTGGTTAGCATGTCGCCACATGATCCAACTGAGGTTGCCGAGGTCGAATTGGTGGCGACTTGGTACGGTCTGGAGCCGGTGACTGAGAACTTCTATCGCGGTTCCACGGTGTGGGATTACGCCGAATACCTTGTGGAAGGGGTGTCACTGTAATGACGTTCGATTCTGAGATTGCGGACCTGGAGAAGCGGGAACGCGTGGCGCGTGAGCGCGTCAATGAATTGTTGCAGCAACTGTCAAACGTGGCGCTTGCCAAGGTTCTACGGGCGTACTTTGACCCGGCAACACCTGCCGATGAGAAACACGCTATCGGCGTTTTCTACCGTGAGCACTTGGAAGAGGCGCGGCGACGCGTGGAAAACGTGGCTAAGGCTACGTCAGATGCTGAGTGGGAGGCGTTCAAAGTCAAGTACGGCATGAGTGACGACATGCCCGAAGAAGAATTGGACGCTATCTACGATGGCATGACCGATGAAGAGTTCGAACGGGAATCGCCGCGCGGTGAGGTGTGGCACCTGATTGATGCTCTGGAGTCCGCTAATTCCTAGCCTAGTTTGATCGTGCACCGAGGTGTCTAGACACGTGCTAGACGTTTCGGTGCGCGGTGATGCCCGGCTAGGGCAACTAATGAGAATGCGACACGTCTTGAAAGGACGCTGAACTATGTTTGAGACTTCCACCCGCGAAATTGTGTTCACTGCCGCCGCTGGCGACATGCTGAACTTGTTGGCCAACCTGGCACCGTTCACTTCCAAGGATCAGACCACGCCGGTTTTGAACCATATCCAGTCGCGCCCGGGCAATGATGACCTCACCGGGTACGCCACCGACCGTTACCGGCTGGCGCGCGTGACTATCCCGGCACCGAGCATTGTTGGTGACCTGGAGGGCGTGGAGGGTCTGCTGATGCCGCGCGCTGGTGCCGAATCGCTCGCAAAGGTGCTCAAGGGTCTGAAAAAGGACTTGGTAACCGCCAAGTTTGGTGATGACGTGGATAGCATCCGGTTTGCTGGGCGCGTCACCCTGACCGCCACTGTTGAAGTCCTGAAGGATCGTTCGGTGACGCGTGCCCCGCGTGTCATTCGCTGGGAGTTGTCCACGCACGACGCTACCGCCTCGCATTCGGTGGACATGGATAGCGACTTCCCGCGCCTGGCGCAGCTGTTCCCCGATCAGATGGCGAATGACCCGGTGGGGATGATGGCTTTTGACCCTGAGAAGCTGGCGACGTTCGCCAAGGTCAAGGACTACAGCGCGCAGGGTCGCTATGAAAACAACTGTCCGCTGCGCATTATTGGCCAGCAGTCGCCCAATAAGCCGGTGTCACTGTTCCGGTTCAACTGGTTTGAGGGTCTGCTGATGCCGGTGCGCATGCCTGAGCAGGCTAGCTACTTCCGCGCCGCCGCGTAACTACTAGCGCGATTTGGTGGGCATGGGTGCCTGACGTTCCCATGCTCTGCCATGTCCTGCTAGGACGATGACCGGCGCACACGTCACTAGGTGTCTACCTCCCGTAGTGCCGATTTTTGCCGATGTGTTACCAGCTAACTGGTGAATCGGTGGCGTGTGCGCCTTACACCAACCAAACGAAAGTGAGAACGAAAATGACTGACCTTGCCACGCTTCAGCGTGTTGCAAAATTGGCCGAAGGCGTGGCCGATGAGGTGCGCCTGATGGATGCTGAAACGCGCTCTTACATGGTGTCGTGTGTTGCCCGGCAACTGGACGTTCCCGCAGTCGTGTGGGCGCCGTCTGATGTGCTGGCATGCCTTGCTGACTTTGAAGCCGATTCGATGACAGAGGAGCGGTTGGGCGAACTGCGGCCACATGTGGCGCGCGCCTGGACTGCTCTGCCGGGTCTGATGGAAAAGGTGGACGTAGATTATTCGACGGTGAATTACGCCCTCGACATGACCCGAGAGGGGGGTGACTCCTAATGCGACGTATCGCCCTGAGCTGTGCTGCTGTGTTGTTGTTGGCTGGGTGTGCACCCGCCACGGCGGCAACGTTTGAAGCGCCCGAACCAACCCCAGAAATTGCTGTGGGCTCTACCCTGCGCGCCATTCCTGAAGTGCGTGACGCACTGCATGCCCCGGAGATGCGCGGCATAGTTGCCGACACGGTGGCCGAATTGTTGGGTGCTTCTGAAGAGTACGAAACACCGTTTGAGTTTGAGCGTGACGTCCTGGTGTGTGAACAACTGCATCACCCTGCGCTCTCGGAGGATGACCCGGAGTACTTTAGCGACCCCGTGGCCAGCCTTCTAAGTGACTGCATCAACGCGACTATTAGCGCGTATGACCTTGTGGACTAGTTGAAAGGACTAGCGAAGCTTGAGGCGCCACAACCTTGGGGGTGTGGCGCTCGACGTGTTTCTAGACGAACGAGAAGGAGAAGGCAATGACTACTGAACTTACTGGACAGCCGGTGATCCATTACAGCGGCGACCGCGCTTATGTCTATGAAGGGGCGCACAATGTCCCCGGCGTGGTTGGCACCCGCTGGGGCCTGGCCAATCCTGGCGGCCTGCCTGCTATCCGTTGCGATTATGCCGCTGTGGCGCCCGTTGGGGTGAAGCGCCTGACCAAGAATGACGGGCGGCTGGAGATTACCAAGCTGGACGCCAGTGCGCTGGCGCATGGCAAGCGTGATCGCCCTTGGAGGGCGCGCATAGGTGATGGCTGGGAAGAGCGTTTCAAGCTGAAGCGAGAGGCGCTGGAGGTCGGCCTGCGGCGGCTATCAATTATGGACTGGCACGAGGCGCGCGAAACTGTGCGCACCCTGATTGCTGAGGGCGCTTGGAGTCCGGGCGAATGACGTTCCTGGAGTGGGCGCTCTCCCCCGCATTCAACCTCGCTGACGCGCTAGCACTGGCTGGTGCTAGCTACTTCTGGCTGGCCATCGTGGCTAAGCCTTCTACCGAGTGGCCGCGCTGGTGGCGCGCACTCTTCGCAACCAAGAATGAGACGAAAGGACGCGCCTAATGGCCGTACACAAAGGCATTGACATTGATATTCAGGACTTGCAGGAAATGGTGCGCACCACGCGCAACAGCCACCTGAACCACGCGCACGCTGACGCGCACCCCGATGACGCGCTGCTGGATCAGCGCAACCGGTTGGCCACCAAGCTTCTGCGCGCTGGCTGGATCGCACCAACCTATGCCCGAGCCCTGAAGGTTGCCCTGCTGGAAGGCAGCCATGATGCGGCGCTGGAGCTGCTGGCCGACTTGCTGGGCGTAGACCTGGTGGTGCCAGCTAAGGCGGTGGCGTGACGTGCCCGAGGTGAGCTGGGGTCAGATGAACCTGGAGGATTTGGCGCTAAAACTGGGCATGACCTTCTATCAGATCAGCGAGTCCGAGCTGAATCTGGTCGATGCGAAGAGTCTTGTTGAGGCGTTCATGCCGTTAGCTGAGTTGGCTGTGCATGAGCTGGAGGGCTGACCCGAATCTGCCGGTGGAGACTGGCACTAAGTATGTGACGGACTTGTACGAGCGGGAGTATGTGGATGGCGCGCCTCTTGCTCCGCAGGATCATATCCTCGCTGCTGTACGCCGAAACCCCGGGCGGTGGGTATTGGTCGGCTTCAGTATTGGTGGCCGCGCCGTGCGTGCTCCCGGCGTGCGCATGGCGTTCCGGTACTCGGCGGTTACTGAAAATGTCGGCGGGATCAGATACACTCGAACATATATTCGAACTTACGCTCACGACGGTTCGGGTGTAACTCAAGATCAGCTCAACGCTGAAGCGCGCCTGTTGCCCGCGCCCACCTTTGATATGGGGATGGACGATTGGGTAGCTAAGATCACACTGCCGCGTCTAGACATGTCAGACGGTGGATTCTGCTGGACACAGCAGGAACTGGACGACGTGACACGTCTAGCAATGGCAGCATTACATGGAGGCCGAAACCTCACCAAACTGCCCGCATGGCCTGTGCGGAAACTAAGTAAAGAATGAGAGTTACGTGGAAATTCACGTCAAAGAAATTGAGCCCAGCAACATCGGAGCCATCCTGAGCTTCGACTACGACCCCAATGGCGGGGGCAAGGATGACCCCGAGCTGATGAGCGTCACCGGAGCGCTAGACGGCCTCTTCCACAAGAAGGAATTGGGCGTCTATATCCTCGTTGTTGCTGGTAGGGAGTTCGAATTTGGTGCACTGGAGCGCGTCAATATGCGACGCAGCAACGTGTTGTCCAAGCTCCACAAGTTCGAGGTCAATAACCACTACCCGGCGTCCGGGCAGATGCGGGCGCTGATGCCAGCATAGGTACCCACTCCCCCACCATCCCCAACAACTAAGCGACCTGCGACCCTCCGCATGGTCGCTAATCTTTTGAAAGGAAACAAGACTTTGATTACCGTAAATACCTATGCCGACTTGCGCAAGTGGGCCACCCCTATCGAGTTCAAGGACATTCGTCAGGGTGATTTGATCGGGCGAGTGTTCGACGATAACAGCGGGCGCATTGGTGTCGCTGAAACCCTACAGGGAGACAAGTGGCTCGAAGGAGACGGGCGGGTTGTGACTACCGCGTACTCCGGGGCCGACCACTACCTCATGCGCCGCCCAAGCGTGCCACTTCCCACCACCCCCGGCGACATGATCCGCCTCATCGAAGAGTGCGAAGGTGCACACAAGAGCTACCCAGCGGGAACCCTACTCATGCTGGATGATTACGACAGCTGGTGGACTCTGACTGCTGATCGAAAAACCACGGCTGATTACGTGCCCACCACAAAGCTGAAGGGCGCCGATTTCGAGCTCGTCAAGGTGGTGCCAATCGATGCCTAACCAAACCCCTCAGACTTCTAGCAGTCGGCTAGCCGTCAAGCACATTGAATCCATTCCCACCCGGCACACCGCCGCTCAATGGGATGGAACCACCGAAGGTGCTGAAACGCTCATGCAGTTCATTAGCGAGCGCAGCGGGCGTGACACCAAAAGCTCAATCATGAGCGGCATGCTTCTCCTTACCCAAGGGTTAGCCGTGTACCGGCTCTACCCGAACGACTGGGTGCTACTCACCGAGCCATCCAACAGCATCTCAATCGCGCTCAACGAGTTCATGAGCCAGCTCTACAAGGAAGTGCAGGAGTGAACTTCAAAGCAATCAATTGGAGCCGCATTGAGGACGAGAAGGACGTAGAAATCTGGCACCGCCTCACCACCAATTTCTGGCTGCCTGAGAAGGTGCCGCTCTCCAATGACATTCCGTCATGGGGGACGCTCACCGGCATGGAACGCCAGATGACCATGCGAGTACTCACCGGGCTGACCATGCTAGACACCCTGCAAGGAACCGTTGGCGCCGTGTCACTGATCCCGGACGCCCTCACGCAACATGAGGAGGCGGTCTACACCAATATCGCCTTCATGGAATCCGTGCACGCCAAGAGCTACTCGTCCGTGTTCTCCACCCTCTGCTCCACCCCCGAGATTGACGAAGCATTCCGCTGGTCTGACGAAAATCCGCAGCTCCAGCGGAAGGTCGCCCTGGTTCGAGAGAACTACGACGGCACCAACCCGTTCAAGAAAAAGATCGCCTCCACCCTACTGGAGTCCTTCTTGTTCTACTCGGGCTTCTACACCCCGTTGCGCTGGGCAACCATGTCCAAGCTAACCAACACCGCAGACTTGATCCGTCTCATCATTCGTGATGAAGCGGTTCATGGCTACTACATCGGGCTGAAGTTCCAGCGGTCGCTCGACCACTTCAAGCTCACTGACAGTGAGCGTCAGGAGCTGAAGGACTTCGCGTTCGACCTGCTCTTTGAGCTACACGAAAACGAAGTGAAGTACACCCACGACCTCTACGACGACGTTGGCTGGGCTGAGGACGTGCTTAAGTTCCTGGCCTACAACGCGAACAAGGCGCTCATGAACCTCGGTTATGAAGCCATGTTCCCTGCCGCCATGACCAACGCGTCACCGGCAGTCATGTCCGCTCTCTCACTAGAGGGAGAGAACCACGACTTCTTCAGCGGCTCAGGCTCCTCCTATGTGATTGGCAAGGTGGAGGCCACCTCTGAAGAGGATTGGGGCTGGTGAGCATGTACCTGGCTGACCGGGGGTATGCGACCTGCCCGCCTGATGGATCGTGCGGGTGTGACCGTGACCTATCCGATGACTACCCCGAATTGGATGAGGAGGACGAGAGCCTCCTTGGACTTCACCCCGAATGGGAGCTAGAGAGGCTAGCCGCCAAGCATGAGCAGTAAGTCGCTTACCTTGGCGGCTTGCTCGTATCGAAAGGAAAGAATGAAACTCAAAGCTGTAATCATGGACGTTGATGGCTGCTTGTGCGACACGTCCAGCATCACCCATCACGTCGATAAGACCCACAAGGGCTATGTGGGCAAGAATCTCGAAGCATTCCACACCGAGTCCATGAACTGCCCTCCCCGGCAGGACATGGAAGAAGCGTGGCGCAAGGCCAAGCGCGACGGGTGCGTGCTCATCGTGCTTACTGGGCGCCCGGAACGCTGGCGCACCGAAACGAGCTGGTGGCTACTGCGCAACCACTTCATAGCCGACAATCAACTACACCGCCCCGAGGGCGACAAGCGCCCTGCATGGGAGTTCAAGCAGGAAGTCCTGCTGGCCCTGCGCGAACACTACAACATTGTGCACGCCTACGACGATGATCCGCGTGTTGCCGCCATGTATGAGCGCAACGGTCAGGCGCACACGCTGGTGCCGGGCTGGCCGACCCTGAAGGGCGAGCCAATCCTGCCCGCCACTGAAGAGCCTGACACCGGCGAGGGTGCAGGGCTGGTGGCCGCATGAGGGAACGAGAGTTACTCAGCGCGCACGTCGAGCGCACCGCCTCCAAGCATGTTCGGCGCGCTGACGGGTGCACATGCGTGCGCGACAATGGCGGGTTCATCCTGATCTATGACCCGTTCTGTGACGCGCCACCCAGCCAGCGACACCGTGGCAAGGCATCCAAGCGCAAGAAGCGGGGCTTCTGGGGGCGTCGAGCATGAAGGGGCATGTAAAGCCTGAACTGCTGTCCGAGTACCGGATTGTCCGTGACGTGCAGAAGAGCCTTGCTGACCTGCTCCATGACGAATACATGCACAAGGCGCGTAGTCGGGAGCCGCAAGCAGTCCACCTATCGAGCGCCTATTTGGCGCTGAACAACGCGCTCGACGCTATGCGCGTAGACATTGAAGGGAGCGAGGGCGGTGATTAACCATGACGGAGGACGAGTTCTTTGTTCAACTGCGGGAGTCCGCTGAGAAGCTGGCGCACCTTACGTGGGAGTTGGACGGCTTCTCGGACGGGGATGACTATGTCCGGTTATCCCTCTTCGGCAACGACGAGAAAAGCCTGGTTGTAGCCGACCTGATTAACGACATTGATCACGCTCATTACCTGAACGCTGCACGGCCTTCCACCGTGCTGGCCCTGATCGGCCGGGTGCAAGCCGCTGAGGCTACGGTACAACGCGTACGGGACGCAATCAAGGATGCACCAACAAGCGATCCAACCAGCGGGCGCACCGGGCCACCAGATGACTGGCCCGACGATGGGGAACTCATCGGGCAAGGCGAGTTCTTAGTGGCCGAGCAAGTCCGCCGCGCCTTGGACGGCGGTGAGCAGGAATGAGTGACCTGCGTGCCGTGTTGGTGGCAATCCAAGAACTGCACATTGACCGCTGGAGTGTGGTGCTCAACTCCGAGGTGTGCGACGAGTGCGAGAAGAACTACCCTTGCCCGACCCGCCGCCTGGCAGACGAAGCACTCACCGCCCGCACCACCAAGAACGGAGACAACAAATGAGCCACCCGAGCTTTCCCGGCAACATCCCAGCAGGTGGAGCCGCGACCTTCAGCGGTTGGGCGCGCAACGGACAAAAGCCCACACCGGATGACCTGACACCAGAGGCGCAGGCCTACCGCGAATACGCACAGATCCAAGCCACTCTCGCCCTGGCGTATGAGCAACGCACCGCCAACCTGATCGCGCTAGCCCAGCTTTGCGTCAGCATCGACGGGCCAACCGTGGACCTGAGCGAGGACCTGCAACAGATCACCGAACGACTCGGAATGAGGGCAGAGAAGTGAGCGACTTCCAGCGAAGGATTGAGGACATTGTCGAGAGCGCCATTGATCGGGCAATGGCGCGAATTGAGGATCTGAACGCCACGGAGAACGGCGGCACAATCCGCGAAACCGCAGACGCTCTAGCGGATTACCAAGATTTCCAGAACGCGTGGGAGGACTTCAATGACTGATCATCTCAACCTGGACGCGCTCGAAGCGGCCGCAGAAGCTATCCGCGCTGGCGATTATCACGGTGTGCCAGACGACGAGATGGATCACATGGTGGCGCATCTTGCCGTGTCCGCATACCTGGCGGCTGCCACCACTATCGAGTACGCGGGCAATCACAAGCACGCTGGTATCGAAACGGTGGACGAGGGCGGTGACCCGTTCGAGAGCGCGGAACATGTGCGCGAGAACTACGTCGACTACCCGAACTGCCAGCCCGTGTACCGGCTCGTCACTGAATGGCAAGAGCTACCCGATGGCGGCGCGTGAAATAGTACTGCCCCACGTCGACCCGAACACCCCCTCGGTCATCATCGAGACGGACGGGCACTGGGTCAATACGTGGCTACGAGCCACCGACCACTGGGATGACGAGGCGTGGGCTAAGTACCGCAAAACCGATCAATGGATCGACCAACACTGGCTCGACCCGGAATGGAGGCTAGCATCAGCGTCAGCACGCTGACGATACACCCCAAAGAGCTGGCAGAAGTGTTCGACAACGTGCACGCCTTCTGCCACGACAAGAGCACAGCCGTCAACGACGTGGTCAGCATCCACTGGGGCGACGGCAAACTCACAGTGCATGGGCGCGGCAGGTACACGGCCAGCCGAGAACAACGCCAAACAATCATCGAGCCTTCCAATAGTGAGGGCTCTTTTCTTATGCACATCGAGGACACCAAGCAAGTCGCTAGCGCACTCAAGAAAGTTGAAGGCGCAGGGCGTGCAGGAACCACGGTCACCATGAGCGTTGAGAACGAGAGCCTGTATATCCGTTCCGGCGCCGAAGACCTGGCCATCCTTGATGACGCAGACCCCGACAAGGGCACGTGTTCGACAAGCGACAGCGTCGGGTTGTGGGAAGAGATAGACGACGTGATCGCCAGCTTCAAGCCCGGCGACTTCACGGCTCTCGCCTTCACCCGCGACCTGCTTCAGCGTGTCGGAAAGATACGTGTCGGAAAAACCAACCAGTCCTACGACGTGTGGGACTTTGCCCTGCTTCGCGGTAGCAACACTGTGGCGGTCAAGTTCGGCCCTAACTGGGTTGGGCTGATCGAAGCGGTGTGGCGTGAAGGCTACGAAGAGGGCGGCAGATATGGAGACGGCCCCGGCGAGAAGGGAAGTCTTTGGTGAACATGAAAGGAAACACTTTGACGACTGAAATCATTGAGCACCCGATTGATGGGGCGACCGGCCTCCCGGTTGCTCCTGAAGGGTTGATGTGGCAGGTTCGCCGCTCCAACCACTCGTATTCAATCCCTGGCAGCTTGGGCTACGCGAGCGTTGAGGCTTACCGGGTCGACTTGATCGAGACTGAAGTCATCGAGTCGGACAGCCCGGTCAAGCGCACCAAAAACCCCCGTTACAAGTGGTGGGCGCGTAACGGTGAGCCCGAGTTCCTGGAAGAAGTCTCCAGCGAGGCGCGCACCGAAACCCGCATTGTTACTTCGGAGCGCATCGAGCGCGTCAAGCCAATTGAAGAGCTGACCGACAAGGAAGTGGAGCGACTGCGCGACCGACTTTGTTGGTCTATTGACGGACTGCTGAAGCGCGCCGATCAGTGGGCATCCGGTGAGGACTACCCGCCGTCCCGCGCTGTTGAGGTTTTCGACTTCACCCTGAACGCTGACACCATCCTGAAGGCCGCGAACCGCTGCCTGTCCAAGCATCTCAAGCATCAGGAAGAGGCGCGCCTGAAGGCCATCGAGGATGAGCGCAAGGCCAAGCTGGTGGGCGTGTACCCGCCACTGTCGCTGAGCAAGGCGAAGGGCGGCCACGGCAATGCCTAAGCTGACCAACCTGCCCGGCAATCCGCACGCCGATTACTTCACGCACAACGTCCACAGCGCCGCCGCGCTGCGCCACGCAGGTGAAAGCACCACCGGCTACTACCAGATGATGGAGGCGCAGGCGAACGCCAGCCTGGCAGTGGCGCATGAGTTGCGCACCATCTCCCTCATCTTGTGGTCATGCCTTGGCGCTGAACCGACCGACACGGTATCAGAAGTGATCAGCGCGCGCACCGGCTACGAAGGGCTTGAAGAAGATGACTGACCCGAATACTGGCCTGCCTGAGCTGCCCGAGGGACACTTCTGGCGGCTGAAAGAAGGCGAGTACTGCACGGTTCGACTGTCGATCCGCAAAAAGCGCAAGCACTTCGGCTCCAAGTCGATCATAAGCATGCGCGTTTACCACAACTGGGACGGCAAGAACATGGAGTATCGCAGTCCCGCACTGGTTGAAGGGCTGGCCGACGAGAACCTTACGCCCGATGCCATCCGCAACACCGCCGAACATCTGCTAGAGAAGTGGCACACCCGGGACGCGGGGCGCCTCCGTTACGAGAACAACGTGAAGCTCATGGGCGATTACCCGCCGAAGAAACTGGAAGGAAACTAGTGCGTCAAGAAGTAAAGGACATGGCGGCAAGCTTGGCTGACGAGCAGCTTGAGGGCTTTGAGTACATGTCGATCTTTGAGGTTCAGGGAGAGTATGGCCTGGAGCTGACCGAGGAAGAGGCCAAGTGGGTGTTGGGGGCTGTTACCGGCACTCGCACCCTGCTCGACCCAAAGGTGCAGGGGCGTCTTGAGCGGCTGTCGAACACCGTGGACAAGCTGGCCGACTGGAGCGGCAAGGACATTTCCGAGCTGGTCGAGGAAGGGTACCTGGAGGAAGGTGACCTGGACTAGTGGCACGCAATCACTGTGTAGATACGGTGTTCTTCCGGGCGCGCGTAGTTCGACGCTACAGCAACGGCACGGAGCGCGCCGACTACTACGGCCCCTACTCCACCAAGGGCATGGCGAACGCGCAGATCACCCGAGAGCGGCGCCTCGCTGATGAGTACGGCGCGCACGAGGTTGTGCTCGAAAAGTGCCGCGTCGAGATCACCGAACCAATCGTATGGAAGGACGCTGAATGAGCTTTGAAACTCAGACCTACCGTAAGAAGCCGGTAGAGGTTGAGGCAACCCAGTGGGATGGCACCGGGCTGGATGCCATCGAGGTAATCAAGTGGCTCACCGCGCACAATGTGTCTGCTGAATATCTCGCGCCGGAGGCCGAGTGGATCACGCCCGATGGCTTCAAAGCTCCAGCCCGCCCTGCGCAGATTTACATCAGCACACTTGAGGGCGTGATGGCCGCAACCGGTGGCGACTACATCATCAAGGGCGTCCGGGGCGAGTTCTACCCCTGCAAGCCGGATATTTTCGAGCAGACCTACGAGGAGGTCTCCAAGTGAGGCAGAAGCCGACGTTGGGGCGCATCGTCTGGTACACGCTTGAACGGAAAGACAGGGTGGACACCATGCCCGCCATCGTCGTGGGCGAAACATCGAACCATCCCGACTACCTTGACTTGATCGTGTTCAAGCCGGGGGTGGGCGCCGTCACCCATTGGGGCGTACCCTACTCCCCCACCCCTGCGCACGACTCATGGACGTGGCCGGTGATTGATCGGTGAATCTTTGCATCACGCCAGCAGCGCGTCAGCGTCTGATCAGGTCGACTCAGGAGGTTCTGTACGAGCAGGACACTGGATTCCCCAGCCATCAGAGCACCTATCTGGGCCGCTATGAGGGTGAAGCTGAAGACCTGGTCGAAAACTTTTTCAATGAGCTCGATGCGCTGACCCCGACACTCACCTATTAGCCCCAAACTTCCTGAAAGGTAAAGAAATGAGCATCGACAAAGGCCAAAAGGTGCACAGCCCCGGCGTCAGCGTGATGCCAATTCTGGCTGGGCTCATGATCGGCGGGGCCCTGATGGGTGTGGCTGCCATCGTCATATCTCTGTTCGCCTGACCCCACCCCTGATCCACTAAGCGTCACCGAAAGTATCGACAGCAGATACTTTCGGTTTTGTCAACCCCAACGTTCTTGAAAGGAACAAACACTTGAAGTTGAAGAAGACTCTCGCATCCCTCGCCATCTTGGCGTCCGGCGCAGTAGCAATGACCGCATGCGGCCCCACCGCCGAGCAGCCCGACCAGTACAAAGAAGTAGAGTCGCGCGCGGCAGGGAAGACCGCCTACATTCCGAAGAACGACACCGAACTGGACAACTACAACAAAGCGCAGGAGTTGTACGACGACCCGGCAGCCATCCAGTTCTGCTCAGCCTTCCCATCCAGCAACAGCGCCCCCATCGTGACAACCCCGATTGCGGGCAAGCTGACCACCTCCTCCACCAGCTACTTCAGCCCCACAGAGGTATGGGAAGGGTGGGAAACTGCTGCACTCAATGTCCCCAAGCGCTCCGTCGACGGACTCTTCCACGGCGACAGCTTCTACCGCTACGGTTTCACCCCGGCAGGCCAGTACGTCGACTTCAGCAACTCAATGGAGCTGATGTGCACCACCGCGCTGACCGACTTCCAGCGCCAGAAGACCTTCGTTGAAGGCGTAAACACTGACGCCAACGTTGACCAGCTTCAGGCAGACGCCGAGAAGGCGCTGAAGGCTGGCGACACCAAGAAGGCCACCGACATTCTGAAGGGTGGCAAGTAGCATGGCGCGCCCCGAGACGCTCAACGACCTGCGAGAGCACGACAAGGCTCCGCACAAGGTGTTCGAGCTCGACCTGTCAAAGGTTGAACTATCCACCAAGACCGCCCCAATCTATACGGCGGTAGCGAAACTTGGCGAACTGTTCGAGCTGGCAGGATTCCAGACCCAGATGAACGGCTCCCAGATGACCGTCCACAAGGTGCGCACAATCGAGGAGCTGACTGAAGCCCTCAAGTCCGAGCAGGAGAGATGGGATCGGGAGCGGAAACGCTACCATGACGCCATCGAAGACCCTGCGGGAGTTGATAAGCGGTACGGTCGCTGGCTCGTCGACCACCACGCCGAGCGAGAAGGGCTCCCGGCCATCGTTTGGCCGGTAGAGCAGGAAGAGGAAGATGAAGACTAAACCAGCCTTGAAGATCGCGGCACTCGCAACAGCGGGTGCCTTTCTCATGAGCGGATGCAGTGTCGTCAGCTCATGGGTCGGTGAAGGCAAGAAGGTGGTCAGTGCGCCACACGTCACCGAGATGCACGAACTAGTGATCAGCCACTACAACAGCATGATCGCCGCCGCGAACAACGCCTGCAACGCCATCACCACGGCGGGCAACGACCGTTCCGCGACACTCGTTGAAGACCCGGCAATGGCCTACAAGGCCACGTTCCGCACCATTCAGACCGACTACGCGTCGGCAATGGACAACGTGTTCAAGGCCGGGCTGGTGGGCCCTCCGGGCTACCCGACCGCAAGCCAGGTGAAGGCCATCGACACCACTGACTTCTGCACGGTGGGCGAAGACCTCATTCATTTGCGGGGAGGTGTCTAGACGCTGACTAGCAAGCTCACGTATGGTGAAGTTTGTGCGGGCGTGGGCGGGCTCTCGCGGGCCATCGAGCAGGTATTCGACGCTGAAGCGGCATGGCACGTGGAGTTTGATGACGCGCCCCGCAAAGTGCTGGAGGCTCGATGGCCCGGCGTGCCACTCTACGGCGACGTAACCACACTGGACTGGGAGTCGTTGCCCCGCGTTGACGTGCTTGGCGGCGGCTACCCATGCCAGCCGTTCAGTCTCGCCGGGAAACGCATGGCGCAGGACGACCCCCGGCACTTGTGGCCACACATTGCCACGGGCGTCAGCATCCTCCAACCCCAGTACGTGTTCTTTGAAAACGTGTACGGCCACCTCTCCAGGGGGCTGTCCGACGTGCTCATCGACCTGAACAAGCTGGGATACACGGTGGCGTGGGGCGTCCAGAAAGCATCCGATGTTGGTGCCCCGCATGAGCGTAAGCGCGTGTTCATCATGGGCAATTACGAGCCCGGGCGTCGAGCGCTGAGCGACACGGCACTTGAGCGTGGCATGAAGATGCCGCCAGCCGGGTTCGCTGTCGATGGGGCCTGGGAGCCGCGCCCCACCCTTGCGCCCTTGTTCGACAAGGCGAGAACGCTGCCGACACCGTTAGCGAACTCGCATACCGGGGCAGGTCATCAAGGCCGTGAGGGTGGCAAGAACCTGCAAACGGTTGCCGCCGAGGTGCACGCACTACTTCCTACAGTGACCACCCAAGATGGCGCAAACAATGCAGGGCCCTCACAGTACAAGCGGAACACCCTGCCGCTAAATACGCGAGTCATGGCAATGGACTAGTGACCAGCTGTGCACCTGTTTAGAACACCAGTAGCAGCTGAAGCACAGGGAGGCCCCATCAGTGCGGCGAGAGCCACGCGAGAAGGGCGCACCCTGCGCCTCAGCGGCCAGATGATCGACGGGGTATGCCCGCAACAACTACATATCGAAGGTGATCCATTGCCTGACCCGGAAATTCAGTGGAAGGACACTGGCGGCATCGACCCAGCGCTAACCATCGACTACTCCAACGGCATCAACTGGGGCAAATACGAGCCCGCAGTACACCGCTGGGAGGGAGTACTCGAACGGCTCGCCCCGTACCCAACCCGCCCAGACGGGCGCAACGGGCGACACCGACTCAGCGCCACATTCACCGAGTGGCTCATGGGCTGGCCTGAAGGCTGGGTCACCGACCCCGACCTAGGGTTGACACGCAATCAGCAGATCAAAGCATGCGGCAACGGTGTGGTCACGCAGCAGGCCGTCCACGCGGGGTGCCAACTACTCAACAGATTGAAAGGAAACAATGACTCCATCGAGAGCGCCGAAGCGCCTCTACTGGTTGCAGCTTGAGCCGAACCAGCCTCGCCTGCCCTACAGGGCGAAGGGTGGCGGCAAGTTCACCAGCCTGGGCGCGGCATTGGAGCGGCAGCTAGCCCTGCTCCGTCGCCACGGTATTGAGTCCACCATCTTCCAGACCCAAGAGCTGGAGTGGGGGGCGGTCAATGAGCCTCACTGATCACGAGTACGGGCAAGCCCTTACACGCGTGCTTGAGTTCGGCGCCGAACGGCCCGACCGGACAGGCGTTGGAACCAAGTCAGTGTTCGGATTGCACCTAGAGTTCCACAATGAACAAACATTCCCCCTCCTCACCACCAAGAGCGTTCACTTCAAGAGCGTAGTGGGCGAGCTTCTGTGGATGCTCAGTGGCTCCACCGACGTCCGCGAGCTCCGAGAGAAGTATGGCGTCACCATCTGGGACGAATGGGAGGACGGAGAAGGAACCATCGGGCCCGGTTATGGTGCCCAGTGGCGCAACGCCTACTGGGCAAGTGCCCCTGGCGATCAGCACAGTCCCCCGCCGATCCATCGAGTCGACCAGATGCAGAACCTTATCGACGGCATCAAGGATGACCCCTACGGGCGTCGGCATATCGTGAACGCGTGGAACGTCGGTCAACTTGACCAGATGGCCCTGCCGCCATGTCACAGCATGTTCCAGTGCTACGTCACGACGGACGGCAAGGTTGACCTTCAGCTCTACCAGCGCTCCAGTGACATGTTCCTGGGCCTGCCATTCAATATCGCGCAGTACGCGCTCCTTCAGCGCATGATCGCCCAGCAGACCGGCTACATGCCCGGGCAGCTGCACATCAGCATTGGGGATGCGCACATCTACAAGAATCATATTGAGCAAGTGCGCGAACAACTCAGCCGCGCACCTCGGCTCGAACCAACCCTGGGGATACGGAAAGCGGACGACCTCTTCAGCTACATGCCGGAAGACTTTCACCTGCTCGGGTACGACCCGCACCCCGCCATCAAGGCCCCGGTGGCCGTATGACCCACACCCCTGAACCGCCCCGACTATTTGTCGGCGCATTCATCGGCGCCGCCGCAGCAGTACTCGTAATCCTTGCGAGCCAACTGCTCGGCCTCCACTAACCCCACACCCTTGAAAGGAAACACAACCATGAAGAAGCTCACCCCGGGCACCAAGTTCCAGTTCCACGGCTCCGACGCCATCGGCACCATCCAGGAGGCCAGCCCTGCCAACATCTCCTACCGGTGGGCGCACGACGCAGACGAGCGAACCTACAACATGAGCGAGAAGCACTTCCGCAAGGTGGCAATCTTCTTGTCTGCTAACGTCTAG